AGAATATAGCTTTCATCTGAAAAGGTTAAAAATTCACGCTGCTGCTGTTCCTAGAATTAGACATGATGATATTAGGCGAGAACATAATAGAAAAATGGCTGATTTTCATCTAGACCAAGTAAATGCTCTTGTCAGTAAGTATTATCCAGGATGATCGTTTGCAGTTGCAGAAGAATCAGCACTAATGACCACAAGTCAGAAGCTGAGTTAAAGAAACGTCTTAGACAAAAAGACGTTGGTTGTGGTAAATGCCTTTCGAAAAAGGCTTGACTTGTAAGCTAAATAAGAGTATTATCAATTCAATAGGAGCTTGTTCGTGGGTAGAATTCTTGATCTTATCAAAGAGTCTCTTGGCGATCCAAGTCGGTTGCTGAAAATTACTTACACAGGTTCCAGCGAGTGGCATGATCCAGAAGACGATTTTAATTATCAATCTGATTCAGCCTTCACACACTACAAAGTTCAACATCCAAACGGTGAAGTTCAACATGTTTCTATAGATCATGATAAGGGTTCTGTTATTAAACACAAAAAAGATCCAAACAGACCAAATGGTGCATGTCGCGGATCTGAACAATGTGATCATAAGCCAGAAGATTTTGAACATCTTGAAAACATCGCGATGATTAGAAAAACAATTGCTCCAAAAACAAAAGTACGAATGCATAAATAGTCTTAATGATAGTGAACTGAGGAAAATTAAACCAAGCAACACTCGGGGGCAGTGCCCGACGCCTCCACCAAAAGCACATACTTATGGTGAAGCACATCTTTTAAACCAAGCGGGTTTGAGTCCCGAGGCCTAATAAGTGTGTGTTTTTGATGGGGGCGACACAGGTTCGACTGTTTGTAAATAGGTTCTGAGGCTATCCGGATGTTCTCCGTTAAACGAACAAAAACACTAAATGCAAACGATAATGAAGTTGCATTTGAACAACGCCTAGCGGCGTAGTTTATTGGGCTGGGGACTTGCCTCGAAACAGAAAAGTCCCGCACTTCTTCTTTAACAACATAGAGAGTAAACATATGAAACTTCTAGTACTAGCTGCAGCCGCAGCAGTTCTCCTCGCGCCAGCTGCAGCCGCACAAACGGTTTCTGTTGGTACTACAAACGGACAAACAGACACGACCTACGTTAATGGCGAATGGGCTTGGGACGTTGGTAATGATGTCGAAGCAATCGTCGAAGGCCGTCTACGTGAATCAAACAGCCATCTCGTGAAGGTTGGTTTTCAGCGTGAGTTTGTAGACCTCGGCCTAGTCAAACTTTCCGGTCGCCTTAACCTCACCCAAACAGTCGGTGTTGGTAAAGACTTCGCTGGCATTTCAATCGAACCAACAGCTTCTTTCAATATTGATAAAGCCAAGGTAACTGTTGGATACGAAATCGGAGATTCGCTCAGAACAAAGGACACCAACGGTACAGTTCGCACTAGCACCATGCTGGTCATGTATCCATTCACCTTCGGTAACTTCGGACTTCAATATGAAAACGAACGTGGTGATCTGAAGCAAGAGTCAGTTTCGCTCGTTTACTCACTCAAGCAGTAAATTTCTAAGGATGGGGACTATCCTTTAAAAGTCCCAACATTATTCTTCCAGTGTAGCTCAGCGGTAGAGCCCTCGACTGTTAATCGAGTTGTCCTTGGTTCGATCCCAAGCTCTGGAGCCACTTAAAGGAACAAAAACATGAGTTCCAAAGCAGATAGAAAACTTAAGCGCAGAGCTATTCGCCGCGCAACTAAAAACGCCAACATTGACGTTGGGCCAAAAGAGAACAAGAAGTTCATGAGCGCCGGATATGGTTCTGGCGTCACGGCTTCTGAGTTCCCAAAACAAGAAGATCAACCATGGTGTCAAAGACTCAAGAATACAAACTAGGTAAGACAATTGATCCCCAGCAGCTGTATAAAGATCTCGAGCAAATTGTTCGGGAGAACCATATCAGCTATGGAGATGCAATCATTCATTACTGTGAACGTGGCAAACTCGAGATCGAGACGGTAGCTGAAGTGATTAAGAGAAATCCTAAGCTTACATCCGCTCTTCAGAATGAGTTTGAAAGCCTCAACATGTTGCCTAAGACAGCACGGTTGCCTGTGTAAAGATGCAAGCCTTTGATGCTTATGTTATGTTTCTTGCACTAAAACAGCACTTCAATTCCAGTTACGATTATCAGAAGTATCGCGGCAAGGTCCGTTCTGATCCAAGCAAGTTTGAAGTAAAGAAAGACAAGTACCTCTTTCAGAAGCTCGCGAAGCGACCTGATCCTGAGATGTACATTGTTGCCAATCTGATTGACAGAGACATCACCTGGGGTGGTGATCTGTTTGGTGAACAAGCTGAACGAGCATACACTGATTGGTTGAAGAGAAAAGAATCGCTGGCCTATGTGTTTAAGACAGACTTAGGTAAGCTTGATGAGGACTTCAATAAGAATTTCGTTGTTGAAGATGGACAACACCCATATGCTCTTAAGCTCTTCAAGAGAAAGCTTATCTGTATCGAGACGCTGATCATCCTTGATGACATCCTCGGCTTCATGAAACACTGGAACAAGCAAATAAATGATTCGGTCATTTGGCCAACTATTTACAGAAAATGCTTGAAGTATCGTCCCTTTCTAGAGTATACTAGGGGTAAGTATCTCGCAATCCTCAAGGAGAAGTTCTTATAATGTCTGAAGAAATGTTTACATACCAAGCAGCACCATACATGCCACAGGTTGATACGAGGCTAACGATGCCGTCACCTATCTGGCCTGACTTTAATCATGAGTCGACCGCATCTCAGCGAATGACTCGAGCCAAACGTTTGAATGATGAGAACTTCTGGTCAGAGATGCGTCAAGTGTTTGACCATGATTTCAATACACTTCCACTCGAACGCTACAAGGCATGGGCATCCACATTCATGGTGCCAATTATGTCTAGGAACAAACCATCTGAGTATATCGCTCTGGCTCTTGGTGATGCCAACTCAAATGAAAAGGTTCGTGATGCTATTACCGAACCTCTGGTTGGTATGACCATTGAAGATTTCAACGCCCACTATCGTGTGTTTGATGATAGTCTGATGACCATGAACCGCATCTTCCATTATGGGCATCTGAAGTATTTTGCTCAAGGAAGACCCGCTCACGAAAGCTTCACACAAGTTACTCAATATCTCAAGAGCCTGAAGCGCATCGTAGAGATTGGTGCTGGTGCCGGCGAAATGGCTGATGTATGCCGTCAGCTTGGCTTCGAAGGCGAATATGTAATCTACGACTTCAAGGAACTAACTAACATTCAACAGTGGTTCCATGAAAAGCGTGGACACAAGAACACTAAATATGTACATGATGTGAATGATCTTGGGCCTGCAGACCTCTGTATTGCTACATGGTCATTAACTGAAATGCCAATTGCGGATCGTGCCGCAGTGATGCAGAAACTGGGTGACACGAAGGACTGGATCGTTACCTATTCCGATACAATCTTCGGTATGGATAATGATAATTGGATCATTAATGACTTTCTACCACGTTTCGAAGCCAGAACGACGAGCATACAGCCGTTCTGGGATAATGAGTCGAAATACGTGTTCGTAAGACATACATCGTAATATACAACATACATCGAAACACAAAGGAATACGACTATGGTTGACTTTAAAACAATGAAGAAGAGCGCAAACAATTTTGATAAGCTGAGAAAAGAACTCGCTGATCAAAACCAAGGCAAATCCAAAAAAGAAGGCGAAGAACGTTTCTGGTCCCCAACGGTTGATAAAGCCGGTAACGGGTTCGCGATCGTTCGTTTCCTCCCAGCACCCGGCGATGAGGATCTTCCTTTCGTCCGCATGTGGGACCATGGCTTTCAAGGCCCAGGTGGTTGGTACATCGAAAACTCTCTAACGACAATCGGTAAGGAAGACCCTGTTTCTGAGTTCAACTCCGAACTCTGGAACCAGTCGACCGATGACAATTCTCCACAACGTAAGCAAGCCCGCACTCAAAAGCGTCGCCTGTCCTACACTTCCAACATCTATGTTGTGAAGGACTCTGCTAAGCCAGAGAACGAAGGCAAGGTGTTCCTCTACAAGTACGGTAAGAAAATCTTTGACAAGCTCAATGATGTGATGAACCCGCTGGAAGCAGAGGGTGAAGAAGCTATGAACCCGTTCGACCTCTGGACAGGTGCTAACTTCAAGATCAAGATCCGTCAGGTTGATGGCTATCGCAACTATGACAAGTCTGAATTTGATGATGCTGGTCCGCTGCTTGATGATGACAAAGAACTTGAAGCCATCTGGAAATCTGAGCACCCACTACAAGAGCTCATTGATCCTAAACACTTCAAGGGTTATGATGAACTCAAAAAGCGCCTAGAGAAAGTCCTTGGTCTGAAGACTGCCAAGGGTGGTATGGATGAAGATGTTGATGCGGCAGAGAGCCGTAAGACAGCTGAACCAAAGAAACAAAAAGAAGCACCCGCTCCGAAGCAGAAAGCTGCGAAAGCAGCCAAGCCTCCGGTTGAAGAGGATGACGAATCAGATGATGAGGATGATGAAGAAGGTGGCCTGGAGTATTTCTCTAAGCTCGCCAATGAAGTTGATGAAGACTAGTCACATGAAGATGCTTAATTTGAGACAAAGTCCTGGTGTACATCATCGGAGTTTGATTTCAGAATTTCTTGTAGCAACACTAGATGGTACTGTTACCGTCAACAAGAAAATCTGTACCAGGTGTAAACGTCTTTTACCTATCACCGCTTTCTATCGCGAGTCTAGGTCAAAAAGAAAACACACCAACTCAGTACGATCTTGTTGTGTTGAATGTTGGAATAAAGCATACTAAATTGAAAAGGGGAGCTTCGCGGCTCCCCTTTTTTTATTAAAAAAATTGTGTCATTCCTCTTAACGATGATTCACCGTCAGGCGGCACAACCATCAGATATTCTGATTTTGGCATCTTTGCACCAACACCACCCTGGACAATTGTTGTGTTATTTTGTACAACAGGAAGTTCCTTACTTCCACCACCTTTTTCTTCTTTTGCTATCCCAGAAATCATGTTTGCCTTTGTTTCTGTGCCAGCAGAAGGAATTTCTCTGTTCGTATTAGCTACCACATCTTTATTTTTCGCGCCCAGGGCGATCATGTTGGCTTTAGCTAGACCTAGAGCTGCGTATAGTTCTTGAGCACCAACTGACGCTCTATTGTTGGCAACATCATCATAATTACCACGACCCTTATCAGGGTTTACAACACCAGCCCAGATCTCAGAAGTACCAACAGCGGCTTTTCTTTTATCTCCGGCTTCAGCACCAGCGAACAAATAATTTGCAAGATCAGGTTTTTTGGTGATGAGCCCTCGTATCATTATTTCGTCTTGTAGATCATTAGTAAATTTCTCATTACCTCTTAATTTAAGTTTATCCTTCATTTCAGCCAATGTTACAGGCTCAATCTGATATTTTCCAGCAGCCAAAAATTCTTTATTTTTCTGTTTTTCTAAAATCTCGTCTATTGTCATTCCAGACAAATCCATTTGACCAGGTTTAAAAATTTGTTGAGTTTTGCCATCTTTATCTTTAAAGGTTTTTCCTGTATCAATGTTTATTGAGTCGTAACCAGTTTCAGTATTGCTCGATTCGGCTTTGTGTATTAAATCAATAAGCGGCATCAACGCTTCTTTAAGAGCAGGATCAAGATATGGTCTTCCATTATCATCTAGTAGAGCACCTGAATCTGACCATATTGGTGATTCACTATAAGTTGTTGGTGCATTAACTTTGTTAGCATCACTTAAAAAGGCTCCACCGTTGCCAAAGATACCCTTTAAAATGTCACCCTCAATATTTTCATACCAAGGTTTCTCACCCTTCTTTTTTTCTTCTTCTGAAAGATGCATGTAATCAACAACATCAGCACCAAATTTATCAATACCCTTTCCGATGTTCTCAATATCTTTACCAAGATTAATTCCAAAATCATTTAATGCGTCAACCATGGATTTAATGTTTGACCCAAACAACATCCCTAGTGATGCTATAGCTACCTCAAGTAAATCTGAACCAGTGTCCTTTGCTTTCTCCATGAAACCACCAGTTCCTGGTGGTTTTTCTGTTTTCTCTGCATCTTCTTCGCGCATATCTTTTGATGCTTGAGTATAAAAAGCGTTCATATTCTTTAGAGATTTGTCAATTGATTTTAACAAAGTAGTTGACGATTCACAACACTCAGATTTTTCTTTAGCAGACGCGTCTTCTAATATAGGTTTTTTAGATGGATTGATTATAGTTGCTGCACTTTTTTGCGTAGCATCTTTTCCTCTGTTAATTTTTATTGGTGAAAATAGTGTTCCACTTGGTGCCGTAGTTGCACCAGCTACTCTCGACACCATCGGTGAAGGTGGATTATCCTCACGAAGAAATTCTAATGGTGTTCTACTGTTATTCATTTATTTTCTAAAGCCTTTTTTTTGTCTTCTAAGAATTCTAGTAGCATATCCACATATAAATCGCGTTCGAACGGATACATGTTTTCAAGATCAATAACCGAATATTTGTGGTGGGTTACTAATCCGAATATCAGTTTGTAGTAATTCACTAAACTCGTATGACTTAGACCAGCGTAAAAAAATCTTCTAACGTATCGAGAACGATGCGTCGCTCACTTCCTTTTGAGTTTGTATATTCAATGACATGCTCAAGTTTAGGCGTATTCGCAAAGAAATCCTTAATCTTTTCCAGCGTTTTGGATGACATACTATCAATGAACTCATCAAGACTTGCTTCTTCAATTTCAGCAGCAGGATAAACTGTCTCTTCTATAACAACCTCAGTTAGACAGTTTTTGATGTAGAACATCAGCATATCTGACTCGTTCTTAAACTCTCCAATCTTATCAATCGTATCACCATCACAGTGTCTCATAACCATAGTGGTTTTGTCGTTTATTTTAATTTTGTTGCTAACTTTCTTTTTTGGTTTAACGATTTTGATGTCTTCAATGTTTACACTGAACTTGTACTCTTTACCATCCTCATTATCTCTGTATGCCAATTCAATAATATTGTTTACAGAGATGGCGCGCAGCTGAAGAAAGATATACTCGATGTCAACGATCTGTAAACTATCGACATCGATCACATCTATAGCGCAGTTGTTCACAACCTGTTTGATAGATTTTAGAGCTTCTTTTTTACTCTTAGTTTCTCTAGCCATTAGAAGAATCTTTTCTTCTTTAACCAGAAACGGCCTGAAGTTGATAATTTTTCCTGTCGTCGGAACAGCTATCTCGCTGGTTGGGTGTTCAATTTTAGGAAGTTTCATATTGTGTCCTTACTTGAATATCTTGTCAAATGTCTTGTTGATGTAACGCTCAGCGCCGCTGTATATTTCGCCTTGTACCAGTTTTCCTGTTTGATCCAGAATACTGTTTATTAAACTTGGTCTTTTGTTTTGGTTTATCGAATCATCATATACTTCTGACGAACCTTTTGGTGAAGAAGGATCACCTTCAGCATGATTGACAAATTGCATTGACATGTGAGAAAATTGCATTACCACTTTCATATTGATAATTTGATTTTGTGATCCCCAATCAAGATCAATATCAGATGTTGTTAATGGGAAACAGTCATACAGTTTTATTCCGAATGACATGGCGTTAGAATGATCATAAACCCAAACTCTAATTATCTTTGACATAAAATCATCGCTGTATCTCAACAGGTATGGTTTAGTAGA